TTTGGTTCTGCATAACTATCTCCTAAAAAGGCAAATCTGAGTCATCAATAAAAGGATCAGATTTAGGTAGCTCATCCGATCCAGCAGCTTTAAATCCCATAGGCAGTTTTTCTTTGCCAATTGAAATACTAAAAAACTTACCCTTTTTGCCTTCTTTAACCCAACCCGAAAGCCACATTTCTTTACCATTAACCATAATTGTGCCTGTCCAATCAGGGTGGTTATCAGTCGTTTTGCGATCATTTTTAAATAGACTCCCTGAGCCTTCTTTAGGTATATATGCCATGTTGTTTCCTTTATAAAATATCTTTGGCTATGGTTTTCATTGCTGAACTAGATTTGCTTACTACTGCTGCGTTTGCATCATCGTCAGCTTGTACTACTCCTACTACTGCTGCTAATGCGTATCTACGCATATAAGTTAACGCAGACCCTGCGCCTTGAGCATCTACCTTTGACATAGGTAAAGACATTTGTTGACTTATCCATTCACCAGAGCTATGAGCAAGAATTGTTGTTAATGACATTTCGGCAATAACTGTTTCTCTTTCATTAGCTACTACTGTATTTACAATAGTTTCTCCAGGAAGTTGAATAACACTAAGGCCGTTTGCAGCCAAAAGATCACGGCAAGCATCCCACACAGACTCAAGATCAGCGTACTTAGACTTGAAAAACGGATTTGCTGAATCTTTTTTAGCATGGCTTAATTTCCCTTGAACAATTGACAAAGCGGTGGCTAATTTAGCGATTGACTCTGATTGATTCATTTTTGACCCCTAATTGATGGAAAAGAATCCAAAGGATTGCCAAAAATTTCTCCAAAGCTATTAATAACATCACGCAATACAGGATTAACTTGTGCGTTGCGTGGCTTACCACAGGCTTGACGTATGCAGTCAACTTGTTCTTGCGACATAAATTCATTGCTGAACTCCATGTCATCTAAAGCCTTTTCCAAAAATTCTTCATGCTCTAACATCAGCTTATTTAATTCACCCATCTAAATTCCCCTTAGATACATAGCGAAATTGCTATAAGATTGATTGTAAGCATATTTCATAGGCTGTCAACAAGTATTTGCAAAATAACGACATACGATGTAAGATAACTGAATGAAGCTAAAACTAACAGATTCAGCAATAATTGATTTGCTAGGTGGTACTACAAAAGTTGCTAAATTGGTAGGTGTATCGCCTAATGCAGTATCTATGTGGCGAAAAAACAACATACCATCATCGCAATTTGCATTTTTAGGCGCAACTCTTGAAAAAGAGTCGCATGGTTTAATCACTCGCAAGGATATATTTCCTAAGTCCTGGCACATTATTTGGCCCGAACTACAATGAATAGAGAAGAAATGTTACTTAAAATGCTTGCAAGAGCAGATGAAGAAATTAAACAATTACAATACAAAACTGATTTTTTAACAAAAGAATTATCACAACTTAAAGAACGATTAAACTATATGGATCATCAAGTCTATGGGGGATCAACAAAATGAAAATTGCCGTAAAAATCATTAAGGAAAACGAAGATGGATCAGCCAACGCTCAAGTTGACTTTGACAAAGAAGGGCTTGAAACCCTTGTCCAATGGGGTCTTGTGGGTATCCTTACCAAAGCAATTGATGAGTACCGAATTAAACCCGAAGAAACTGAGAATGTTATTCAGCCAAAAAGAACTAAAAAACAGAAATAAGTAGTAAAATCTATGGACAGGCTAGGGTAGCACCCGAACAGCGATTAGTCACCGCCCGCCCAGTCCACCTTATTTTGACTGCCTTTGACACAGGAATTGTATGCAAAAAGCAGATATATGGATGCCCCTTTATATTGGGGATTATCTAGCAGACACAGCTAGACTTACCACCGAACAACATGGAGCATATTTATTGCTTCTTATGGATTATTGGCGATCTGGTCGATTGCCCGACAATGATCAAGTTTTAGCTCAGATTTCTAAATTAACACCCGATGCTTGGAGCAATGCTAAAGCAATGCTAAAGCAATTTTTTAGTATTTCAGATGGTTATTGGATTCATACAAGAGTTGAAAAAGAATTGGCTCTTGCAATGCAAAATAAAGCCAAAATGCACGAAAGAGCATCAAAAGCTGCACAGGCTAGATGGGATAAACAAGAAAATAATGCTACAAGCAATGCACAAGCAATGCTTAAGGAATGCCCATCACCTTCACCATCACCTTTACCTTTAACAACAACTAATAAAAACATAGCACCACCTAAAGGTGTCGATGTTTCTTTATTTAAAGATTATTTAGAAGTTCGCAAAGGCAAGAAAGCAAAATGGACTGAAACTGCTTACAAAGGATTACAAAGAGAAGCTGATAAAGCTAAAATGACTCTTTCAGAAGTAATGCAAATGTGTTGTGAACGTGGTTGGGCAGGATTTAAAGCCGAATGGGTAAAAGAAGAAGTTACTAGACACAAACAACTTCCGCTAGTAACAAACGAACAAATTGAAGAAGCATATAAAATTGAGTGCGGTAAAGACCCAAAATTAGCTCGTTTTGGAAGCTACTACGAAATGAAGGATTATGTCATCAAACAAAGGGAACTGCGATCTAGAACACAAGCATAAATGCGCTGTAAGGTATTTGTTGCACTTACGCCACACAAAAGGATTAAGTTGGTTTAGGAACTACATTACAGACAAAAACTTTAGTAAAGTGGCATTAGACGATTTTTTTGAGCAATACAAACATGGAAACAAGGGGGAATACAAATGCTGGAAAAATACATTGTCGGGGCAACAGGGATTGGGTATTTGATCACCGGAGTTCTACAGTTTCAAAAAGGAGCTACAGCTAATTCAATTATTTGGATTGGCTATGCTATTGGGCAAACTGGGCTTTGGTTGAATCTTAAATGAATAAGGTTTATTTTGGGGATTGCCGTGATTCCATGCGCCAAATGGCAAAAGAAAACATAAAAGTGCAAACTTGCATTACAAGCCCACCTTATTATGGTTTGCGTGATTATGGGCATGATGGACAAATAGGCAACGAACAAACACCAAAAGAATTTATTGATAATCTTGTTGAAGTTTTTGCCTGTGTTTGGGATGTATTGAAAGACGATGGAACTTTGTGGGTCAATCTTGGAGATAGTTACTACAATTACAGACCAGGCAAAGGTCAAAGAGTTGTTGCAAATTCAATAGCAAGTCAAAAAGCATCTGAATTTGAACATAGCGCAAAGCGTGGAAATAAACTTGAAGGATATAAAGAAAAAGATTTAATGGGTATGCCTTGGAGATTAGCATTTGCTTTACAAGATTTTGGCTGGTATTTGCGTCAAGATATTATTTGGCACAAACCAAATCCAATGCCAGAATCAATGAAAGATAGATGCACTAAAGCCCACGAATACATTTTTTTATTAACAAAAAACCAGAATTATTATTTTAATCAAGACTCGATTAGAGAGCCGCACAAACGATTGTGGGATGAAACAAATGGCGGCAATATGTCTGATGTTGGTCACAAAAAACATAATGGAATCCAACAAAAAAGCACCCACCCAAAAGGCTACCCATTGCCAAATGAACTTGGTGCAAACAAAAGGTCTGTATGGACTGTTAATACAAAACCATACTCAGGGGCGCATTTTGCGGTGTACCCAGAGGAATTAGTAGAGCCAATGATTTTGGCTGGTAGCAAAGTAGGTGATATTGTTTTAGACCCATTTTTTGGAAGTGGAACTACAGGGCAAGTAGCACAAAATTTAGGTAGAAAATGGATTGGTTGTGAACTTAATAAAAATTATGAATCTTTGCAAAACGAAAGATTACAGCAAACTGCAATGGAATTGATATGAAAGAATTTAATCCATACAACGCTTATGATATTTACGAAAAATTTAAATTGGATTATTCAAAAGCTAAAGGTTATTTAGCAGGACTTGGCGAAAAAAAGAAAATGATTGTTGCCATTATGATGAAAAAATCTAATGAATCTTCTTTAGGCGCACAAGAACGTGAGGCTTATGCTTCAGCAGAATATGAAAAATATTGCAATGATATTGATGCAGCAACAGCAAATGAAGCATTGTTAAAATTAGAACTTACCCAAGCTCAAATGGAATTTGAAGCCTGGCGATCTGAACAAGCCACAAACCGAAACATAGAAAGAATAACAAGATGACAGATTACGCAGACTCATTACTTAAATTAAATAGACTTACTAAATCTTTTCTTAATGCAGTATTAAAAAATCGCAAAACAGAAGCGTATTTGATCGCTTGTTCTATTACTGAAACAGCGCAAGAGCTAGAAGATTGGGCTAGTCACAATAGTGTCCACTAGAAATGAAAAAATCGCTCTTGATAAAATTGCCCGACTCGGATGTATTGTCTGTAGTGCCGCCTATGGGATTGAAATGCCAGACGTACAATTACACCACGTTAGGCGGTTTGGTCAGCCCCGCTCTACATCCCCTTGCTTACCGCTTTGCTTTGAACACCATCTCGGAAACACCGGAATTCACCTTATGGGTCACAAAGGTTTTACAGCTAAACACGGCTTTACCCAGGAAGCGTTATTGGAGAAAGTACAAGAATTGTTAAATGACCGATGAAGAAATTGAAAATGCTTGGTATTCTTTAGGATTACGAGGCGTAGCTAGTGCTAATGAATGGAATACACGCTATAGATTTGCTAGAGAAATAGAAAAATTAGTTAAAGCTCAAGAGGATCAAACCCCAATTCTTTCCCAATCTGGTGCGCCCTGCGCCTAAATGTAGCATCATGCTTTAACCAAGCATCCGTTATAGTGCCAGATCGACTCATGTGGATCATTTCATGCGCTACAGTTTTAATAACTGTTTCCATAAACCCACATCTAGCCGCAGAAATGGTAATCGTATGCTCATGCTTTTCCCCTTCATCGTACATATAAGTACCCATTGTTTCAGGATCATAGTCAACTATGAATTTAACTTCTTCTG